CTTACTCCTGTCTTCCTGTACGTGCCGAAGCAGGAAGAAGTCCCTCATAAAAGGAACATGTCGAAACTCATAGGCATAACTCAAAGCCTTGCCGGCGATGTATTGCGAATTAGTTTTGTCCTCAGTGAATAGAGCTCGCGTGTTGAAACGGCACAGTGCTTTGCCAAGCAAAGGCACCATGCAAGGTTCCTCACGGTCACATACAAGCCTTCGGGATAGGAAAGTCGAGTCGCCCCAATTAAGGGGATTCTTCGCCTTGAGCACCATTTTGAAACGGTCCACGTGCCGCACCCATTGGCGCAGGTTTATGGCCTTGTCCATGGCAGCAAGCAGGTCGTCGCCCAAAATGAGGGCTCGACCGTTAGCTTTCTGCTGCTGCATGCCGGTCACAAACATTGCCCAATTGTAATAAGAATTGCGGCAAGTGGTGAAAGTGGTGCCCGTGGGAAGTTGATTGTCCAATGTGGCTGTCAAGCCATAATGTCGCGACTGAACTTTGAACCGGTTGATCCCACGTAGAAGTTCGCGTAACCAACTCGGCATGCTGATGACAGACAGAAACTTGTCAAAAAGCAAGTGCACCCGCTTGCGCTGGTGCTTGTCATTCGCCGAGTAGTCGCCTTCCACGATGTGGGTGTACTTCTTATTGTCAGAGACGAAACTCGCTAGAGTTGTGTCGGTCTGCTTGTAAGCGGTCAACGTCTCAATCCCCCGAATGGGGCCGGTGGCCAATAACGCATTGAAGCGTTCCATGGCCACCATGGCAGCAGGTCCGGTGACGGCATTAAAAACGTCGCTCCCGGCGTATATAACGCGGGGCGCCCAAGAAGGGTCATTCCGTTTAATGAGCGTTTCATGCTTCACCGACAACTCCTTAGTGCCAATGTGTTTGACGGACGTGTTGGGGATTTCGTGGTATGCGTCCTCCATGCGTTGTCGCTTCACGGGATCAAATTTTGCCATCCACCTAACCCTGTCAACCTCATTCTCCTCCCACGGGTCGAAACACGCGGGGAGCGAGGCGGTCAAGTCATAGGCGGCGTTGTAGACGTCATCTTCAATGTCGTCATGGTGAACCGTGTTGCATCGCTTGTTGAAAGCGGCCATGAAGGATTGGTAATCCGACCCAGTCACAACGGGCACCTCCTCAGCGAAGAGGGGTCCGCATTGGTTGAGTGGGTTGGACATAGCATCGAATTGTTTCTTCCCCTCGTCACTGCAGAAGTGGGGCACGTCCAACTGGTACGTGCGCTCCGTGCTCACCCTAAGGTGGCCCTCGAGTGACGAGACTTGAATGTCCTCATCGGGGTCATGCTCGTGACTAACATTCACAAGGGTGGATGCGTCTGAAAAGCTTGACCCCCCGCTAGTTGCGTCCTTGCGCCGCATAAAGCGGAGGGTCCTGGGCATGAGCGTCAGGTTGGTTGGTTTGGTTGGTTGGTTGGTTGGTTGGTTG